GTTCAATGCGTTATCGATGATACCACGACGAGTACCTGCTGCCGCTAACCAAGGATAAGCGACTGTATCGTTACGCAAGAATGTACGCAACATCATGTGACTTGCTGGTACAGCAACTTCGTTACCGTTCAAGTCAAGTGCGATACCGCTTGGGTAGAACAAGCCAAGATAAGTGTTGCGTGTTACGCAACCATCTTCACCAGTGCTTGTTGCACCTGCTGCGTTAGTTGCCCATGCTTGAATTGCAGTTGCATCTTCTGGTAGACCCATTGGAGTGTCGCCTAAGATGTAACCTGTCTCACCGCGATCCGCATTCAATACAACCATGTTAGGCTGACATTCTGGATAGTTTGGTGTTGCCATCAAGTTGAAGAAATTATCTTCATCACGGATCGCTAAGTTAGTATCGATGACTGAACGCAATGATGCTACAACCATTGCTCTCTGAGCCTTGCGACCCATGTAAGGACTACCATTTGACTGTAGACCACTTGCTGATACCCATGTGCTACGGATAGTTGGTAATGTCTCATCAGGGAAACTCAATGCATTGAAATAGTTTGTTCTCCACTGCTTGACATTGTATCCGCTTCTGCGTGTGTTGAACAACAACATACCTACTGGATAGTTGTTTGCATTTGGTGCATCTAAGTCAAGATTGTTGCTTGTCAACAATGACTTGATTGTTGGAATCGGATCGTTAGCAGGATTGATTGTGTTCTGATCGCTTGACCAACGAGCATCAGCGAACAATACACCTGAGCCTGAGACCTGATCAGTATTATCAATCAATACCCACTTGTCTTCACCATCTACCATCTGCCAACGGCTGATGATTGGATAGTTTTCTAAGTCGCTAGTATCGATCCATAGATCACCGTATACAAGTGCTGTTCCATCGCTCTGTGTAGTAGGCGCACTTGCGCTAACTAACGGACCATTTGGATCAGTAGCATTTGCACCACTTGGTAGTGGGAATCCGTTTGCATTAAAGTTTACATTCTTGTAACCTTTCCAGCCACCAGTTGTGTTTACTAGTATATCACATTCATCAGTGACGCTGTAGAACCAATTGGTGTTATTTGCAGGAAGATCAGTTGGTGCACCTTCATTGGCTGTGAAATCAAACGCAACGAAATTACTTAACATGACTTCTAAATTGAATGCTGGTGGTTGACTGTTTGTAGCAAAAGTGAGGCTTGTGATTCCGCCGCTTGTTACTGAACCCACCTTTAATACTAGATCATTAGTACCAGTGACACCGCCTAGTAATGCACCATTGAATGTTAATACTTCACCTACTACATAACCTGAGCCTGCCGCTGAGATTGAAAGTACTTGATATCCTTCACCGTTGGCTGCTATTTGTAACTGTGCGCCGGCACCTGACCCTGATGTTGTAGATTGTCCTACACCAGAGAATACAGTAGTCACCAATTCACCGAAACGGCAACCATCTGTAGCATTTGCTACAAATCCGGCTTCTGCGAATAATCCTTGTGATAAACCAGTCACTGGGCTGAAGTCATTCAATCTTATTGAACCACCTAATGTATGCACTAATTGAATAGCACCGTCTGATGCAATCAATGCCTGTGTATAAGGAACATCTGCTGCTTCAAATGCCTGAACGAAATCTTCAGCATCAGTGTTGTCAGCAAGTGTCATAGTGTATGGACCTGACCAACCACTGCTGTTTGGTGTAGTGACATAGATAGTAGCAGTATAAGGACCTGCTGTGAAACTTGGACTTGTTTCGGTTCCAGTTACTACAGTCGGGCCTGTTGCTACACGATTCCAAAGATAGACAGGGCCATCTTTGTATTCTGAATTATAATAGTACTGACCTATGATTGTACCTGCAGGAATAGCCTGACCACCAGTTGGGTCAAGTGCTGCAATGGCTGCTGCATCATTTGTTGATAACGAAACATTTTTAGTTATCCATGCGCTTGCAACTGCATCATATTCTTTGACAACAGGATTATAACCGTTGCCTGAAGTACCCATCTTCAACCATACTGATCCAGATGGTCTTGGATGTGCCTGTCCAGCACCCCATAGCGGCATCTGAGATGATGTACCGTAAGTTACATGAGGAGCATCATAACTTCCAGCTGGTATACCTATATCACTTAATACTGTGCCTGTGCCTGCTGCGATTACTAAAGTCTCATTTACTAAATGACCAGAACAGAAAATCTGTAGACGACCGCTAGCACCTGATGCTGATAGTCCTTGCCATCCTAGATTATTAATTTCAGTAGCAAGACCGATCACTGTATTTGAACCTAATCCAGGTACTGTGATCAATTTGCTAACTGTCATGTCTGGGTCTGAACTTACTAGAGTCATCGTGAATGTATCGCCTACGCTTAATGTAGGATTGCTATTAGTACCTGTGACAGTAGGAATGCTTTCCTGCCATGCGTCTGTGGCTAATACTACCCAAGTATTGTTTGCATTCTTATAGAAATATTGTGGAGCCGCAGAAGGATTTAGATTTGGCTGTATAGCATTTACTGCATAACTACCGATAGAACCTAAGTATCCAGCTGGAACACCAGCAACTAAATTGTCTGCGTCTGTTATTACTAACGGCAACTTATTAGTGAATGTCTGTGTAGTCGCGTTCCACTCATAGATACCCCATGTTGAAGATGTTGTATCTAACCAGTATGCGCCATCATCTGGTGCTCCTGTTGGGCGACCTGTCTGACCTACTAGACTTGCTAGATCGATGTCTGCTCTCAAGCAGTATACGCGGTTAGTGACACCTAATGCTGAGTATGCTGCTAACAAACCGTATTCGTTCAATTCATAACCTTGAATTGGAGTACCGTCTGTAGTCTCATAGAAGAATGGTGTTCCGTATAGAGATACGAGATCACGCTGACTTGTGACCTGAAATAACTTGCCAGCATTAGCAGCAGTTGTACCCTGCGCAATGCCTGTGCCAGTTGGATTCGCTTTATCTTCTGCTGTTGCAAAGACAACTAGCGGAACTGATGCTGTTGGGGCTGGAAGATATTGACTTTGGTCAATGATTGTAACTTCTACGCCTGGTGATGTAAGTGCCATTTTATTGTTTCCTATATGTTATATTTTGAGGGTAACAACCCTGAATGCTTACTATTATTTAGTTGAGTTTATAAAAAACACTGGGTTATCAAACCTTCGAAGGTAAAATCATTAAATATAGATATGGCCACTATTAGACCTATATGCAAAGAGTGCAACAAGAACTTTCGTGCTGTTAATTATATTCGTGACGGTGTGACTCATTACCGCAGCATATGTGACGATTGTGGCAAAAAGAAACCTAAACAAAAGTCTAAAAGACCTTTGTGGGAAAAGGCAGGCTATAAAAAGAAACCTAGTTGTGACATCTGCGGATTTAGATCATTATATACTAGTCAAATGACAGTATTCCATATAGACGGAGACCTCAGAAACACTACTCATAGCAATCTGAGGTCTATATGCTTGAATTGCGTTGAGGTCGTCAAACGCAAAGAAGTGACTTGGAAGCGCGGTGATTTACAAGTTGATTATTGAGTCAACTTTCCTATGTAGATCATCGATAGTACCGTCATTATTGATATGATGATCATACTCTAGCCCAACGCTACTATATTCGCTAGCATGTACATTGTATGATTCTAGTACTTTCATCGCTTCTGGATATCCCTGAGAATAATAACCTTTTGAAAAGGTAATAGCAGCATCATGCCAGGGCGGGTTATCACCTCTATGAACCCTGATAGTGATACCATTCATTCGTTTGATAGACTTTAGTTCATTGGGGAATCTACAATCGCTAATGACGATATCATCCTTAGCATGCCTGAGTTGATTTTCGATGCTAGCGATCCATATGTCATCATGGAAAGCCCTACGACCCACTTCAGTACCCCATTGTTGCAACACCCACCGTGGAGTTAAATGCTTGATATCCAATCGTTCTGCCCACCAAGGATCTACAGTATCACGCCACTCGCGGCTATACTTTGTAGTGCCCTCAAGCAGTTCTCGGTCCCAATTAAAGATGCTTGCTACTGCATCCTTCAATGGACCTGCATAACTCATTCGTTTGAAACCTTTAAAAGTGATTAGATAGTCAGCGATTGTATCTTTGCCGCTACCGATAAAACCTGCGATTCCAACAATCATAAATTGGTCCTTATACTATGAAAACATAGTATAACATGATTTGTAGGAAAAGCAAATATAGAGTTGACCGAATTAGCCCTGAATCCAAGTCAATGGCTGACTATAATCTACATAACGCTTGAGTTCGTCAATCAAACGCTCTTGCTCGGCTTTACCTTCTGACTTCATGGCCTGACCATTTAGTGAAGTACCGCCACCTGGACCTGCGATACTGTTGTACTTTTCACGGGCTTCACCGATGATGATCTTTACAGTAGCAAGTATGAAATCAGTCAACCATACGCCTATGCCCGGATCCTGTAATAGTTCAGTCTCGGGTCTAGTCATGTCTGCCCAAATCAATACGCGCTCGCCTGTGCCCTTAAAGTCACGAACTACACGCAATACTTTGGTTACAGGGTTGAATGTGTATGTCACATAACCACCGAACATACGAGCAGCCAATTCTACATAGCCTGCATAGAAATCATATGTTGCCATGCCGCCTGTATAGTTATAGTTCAATAGGTATGTGTTTAGGATAGCACTACTGAATGGGTCAAAACTTGTGCTGCTAGGACCTGTCTCAAGACCTACTGTTCTACGAAAGATAGCACGAACATTGACATACTCGCTAGGTAATGTATATGTGTCAACATTCTTGATGATAGTCATCAAGGTATAACTTTCTTGTGTGCTATTCTGCGCCTTTTGACGATATACTTTGATAGCATAGTCATATGCGGCTTCATAATGCTGCGGATCTAATTCTAAGTCTATGATGTCGCCACCCAGACGCAAACGCACATTGTCAAATAATGCTTCTTTTAGTTCTTGTAGGTTAGCGTTTGTTGGAGTTGATAGTGGATCTGCAGCCATGTTATATTCCGATTAATATCAGTATTTATCGGAATATCAGAGATCGCCCGCTTTTCTATTCTCGCTATGGTAAACATCAAAGTGTCCGCCCGGATAACGGGCCTGCAACTTCTTGACATTCTCTGCTACTACTTCATTGGGGTCGAGTTGCAACGCACGGCAAGCATTTACCCAATACCACATGATGTCACCTAATTCACGCTTCATGTGAAATAGTGTCTCTTCATTGAGGGGCTTGCCCTGGAATGTGATCTTCTTTACGATCTCTTGGAACTCGCCTGTCTCACTACCAAGACCGATAGCGCCGCATAGCAATAATGGTACATTGATATCTGGACCATGCATATATTCACCGTCGCTACCATATGATTCGTAGTTAGCATCAAGCCTGTCTAATCGATTCATGAATTCAGTAAGATCGTGACTTTCTTTGCTAGTCACAGCCTTGACGAATTCCATATACTTGTTCAAGTCAACTTGGTTACTCATTAGTCAATCCTCTAAACATTTCTCTGCGACCTTCTTCGCCCAAAATATGATCAAAAATTTCTCTGGTCCTTTGCAACATAGCACAGGCTAACATCAATTGATCTTGCGGGCTGTTAGTCGTTGTGATAGCAGTATCTATCACAGTCATCATCGTTTCCATTCTTTTTTCTAATGGATTGAAACTATCGTCTTCCATTAGAAAGCCCTCAAGATGATCATGTCAGCATTGAAACGACCATTAGGTGTTACGCTCACAGCCTTGATGTCCTTGAAGAACTTTCGTGCCGCGGGCTTGCTACCCATGATCTCTTTGATCTGTGCTTCAGGCTTGCGTAATGTCTTGCCTTCGCTTTGCTTAGTGCAAAAGCCAGTCACAGTATTGTTCTTGACGCTGAGGCACTTAGCATACTCATCTGCCACAAAGTGATAGAGTTTACGCTTCTTGGTATCATACACCCAAGCCTCAGTAGCATTGTGCAATTTAGTAGGCGGTACGCTGACCAACTCAAGTTTCTCAAGTTTGAATTCCTTGAGATACTTCAACTTACGCACAGTCTTCTCAACGCTGACCGGCTTCTTAGCACGGGGCTTACGACCATGCTTCTTGATATTGATATAACTATTGAGTTCGGCGATGACAGATTCGATAGTGCTGATAATGTTACGAACCTGAATCTTACCTAGATGGGCATATGCTTCATTCAACTGATCATCCTTGCCCTCTTGAAGTTCATAATACTCATCAAGTTTTGCTTTCCAAGCATCGATCAAGATATTGACATGCTGCGGCAAGATGTTGAATTGCGTCAACACCTGCACTGGGCTGATAGCATTCTCTTTTTTAGCACCTTCCTTGAGATAATCGTCCCAACGACCTTCAAGTTCGCCACCTGCTTCATGTGTTTTCTCACGCATGATCTCTTGAACATTGGGTCGATTGCTCACAGGCTTCTCAGTAGCCTGAACTACCTCAACAGTACGGATCATACGGTCGATCTCATTGCTCAATCGTTGAGTATGCTCTTCAGATACATAACCGCGCATAAAGCATCGTGCTAGATATCCATAACTAGTGATCACCTGATTATCATGTACACGGCGGACAGCCTTAGCCCTTGTCGCATCACCCTTGAATTCAAGATACTGTGCGATAAATTCTCTACTGTCTTTCTTGTCGTAGAAATGTCCATACCAAGTCAAAGCACGACCTAGTGTCCAATCACTACCTTCTGCAAAAGTAGGCTCTGACCCAAAATACTTTGCGTCAGGGTCACGGGGGTGCAGTTCTTTAATATCTTGCGATTTGGTACGAGCCATGTGTCATCTCCAGATTATCAACGATAGTATATAGTTTAGCACCTTTTCTTATGGGTGTCAAGTCCTATTTAAGCCGTTGTTTTTAAGACTAAATACTACTATGCCCAAATTATCTCTCTACAGTCCGACCAAACAGAATGATTATAAGTTCTTCGATAGAACCATATCGGAACAATTTACCGTTGGCGGTACGGATTTGTACATACACAAGTACATGGGCCCGAATGCGCAGACACCAAGTCCGGACTATACACAACCACAATATATAAGTCCCGATCCTACACAGATACAAGATTTGCTATTTTTAGAGAATCGTGATCGTGTGTATGATCCAAACATTTATAGATTACGCGGTCATTATAGCGTTCAGAATCTTGATTTCGATCTAAGCCAGTTTGGCTTATTCTTGAATAATGACATAATTTTCGTTACAGTCCACTACAATGATATGATCGATATCATTGGAAGAAAATTGATGGTGGGCGATGTTTTAGAATTACCACACCTACTAGATTACAATCCATTAAAAGAAACTATACCAGTAGCATTAAAGAGATTCTACTCAATAACAGATGCAAACTATGCTAGCGAAGGCTTTAGTCAAACATGGTACCCGCACTTGTGGCGCATCAAGTGTGAACCATTAGTAGACAGCCAAGAGTTTAGTCAGATATTACAAGAACCAATCAACAAAGATAACTACTTGGGCCAGTGGGATAAAGATAAAGTTTATCCCCCTGGCTATGTGATAAGTTTTGGCGACAAGAATTACATCAGCAAGATAGAAGTCCCCGCAGGCATCAGTCCACCTAATCCAACTTATTGGGAACTAGATCCCAATCAGAATCTCAAGGATATCTTGTCAACATATAACAAGAATATTGAGATCAACAATGCACAACTTGAAGAAGCAAAACGCATATTACCTAAAGCAGGATATGACAATAGCAAACTATATGTCGTACCTACATATGGTGTATATGAGAGCAACAATACGCCATCTGGTAAACTCAATCAACCTGCGCCACCTGTCAATATCATATCAAGTTCAGCAGGTGCGCCAAGCACTACAGGCACTGTAGTTTATATGCGCAATCCTAAATACAAGAATCCTAGCATAGGTATCAAAATTAACAAAGATGTGATCAAGAGTATTTGGGATATGACTGCTGACATGGATATCAAAGATAAGTTTGATAAGTTTGTGCAAGCGAACCTTGAAGTCACAGAATCAAATCCATATGTATTACCTGAAGGTTCAGGTAGCAGAGCGTTAGAAGGTCAAAAGATGTTGTCTGTTATGTCTGCAGGTCCAGTCACTGGTCCATATGGTACTGCTGACAATACATACGCAACTGCCGATGCTGATCCAACTCAGCCAGGATTCACCGGCACTATCAGCACACAAATGGACTGGCGTGCAGACTGTGATCCTGCATTTCAATATATTACTAGAGCAAGTCCAAGAAGTTTCGGTTATGAGACAGCATATTTGTCCGGCGACGGTCAAGCACCAAACGGATATCCATCAGGTGCAGGTATAGCGTTCCCGCAGAATCCGCAAGTGGGCGATTACTTCTTGCGCATAGATTATATGCCGCAAATACTATATCGTTGGGACGGTCAGTTGTGGGTGCGCATATCTACAAACATCAGAACTGATACTGGATTCACTAGCGCAGACAAGTCTGAACTATCAGGATTTATTAACAACGATGCAGTGATATATAACAACAATACACAAACAGTTATTCCTTCTGCGCAACCGTTGTCAAGTATATTACAGTTAGCGCCGGACAATTTACCACCTCAACCATAAGAGTAACGCATGGCACAATTTTTTTACGACAATCAGATACGAAGATTCCTACTACAATTCGCTAAGATTTTTAGCAATTGGTATGTGACTAAAGGTAAGGATCCAAATGGTAATGACATACTTGTGCGTGTGCCTATCATGTACGGAGATCAAAGCAGACTAGTATCTACAGTTATAGCGAATAACAGTGCAAGTAATCTACCTAGCGCACCGTTATTCACTTATTGGATAACAGGTTTAGAATATGATCAGCGCAGAATGCAAGAACCAACCTTCATCGATAAGATCAATGTTCGTCAACGAGCATATAATCAAGAGACACAGACATACGATCAAACGCAAGGGCAAGCATTTACAGTAGAAAGATTGATGCCTGTACCGTATACATTACGCATACAAGTCGATATGTGGACTACTAATTATAATCAAAAACTAGAGTTAGTAGAACAGTTAGGTACATTATTCAATCCTGCATTAGAGATTCAAAGCACTGATAATTTTGTTGACTGGACATCATTGACTGTAGTATATCAAGACGGTATCACATTTAGTTCACGCAGCATTCCTCAAGGCACAGGTAATCCTATCGATGTATTGAGTTGGAAGTTCTATATGCCTATATGGATCAGTACTTCAACTAAACTCAAGAAGATGGGTGTCATCAACAAAATTATTGCCAGCATATATAAAGGTACCGCATTACAAGACATGCAAGATGAAGACCTATTGCTAGGCACAAGACAAAAGATCACTCCATATGGATACAAACTGTTGTTAATAGGAAATAAACTTCAATTATTACCTGCCAATGAAGCGTTCTATCCACCAAACACAGATTTGAATGATCCTACCCCTCCTAACACTAATCTTTATTGGCAGAGTTTATTGAATGTCTATGGTAAGTTTAAGCCGGGTATAAGTCAGATATGGTTACAAAATCCATATATGGAAGATGATATCGTAGGTACTATCGTACCCGATCCAGTAGATGATAGATTGTTGATATACAACATCGACCCAGATACACTACCACAAAACACATTGAACCCTGTCGATGCCGTCATCAATCCCCAATTGACAGGACCAAACGCAGGATTACCTGGACCTATTAATGGGCGCAGATATCTCATCGTTGAAGATATAGGTAGCACAGGTAGCCCGACTGTAAGTTGGGGCAATCTGATAGCCAAAGCAAATGACATAATTGAATACGATTCCCCTACGAATTCTTGGTTTGTATCATTTGATGCAGAAACATCGACTTCAGTGCAGTATGTGACTAATCTCACAACCAATATACAGTACAGATATGTCCAAACTGAAGGACAATGGATGAAATCATATGAAGGTTGGTACGATCAGGGCGATTACAGTATTGTAATTTGATACCTTTTGTGTTAAACTAACACAATGAAAAACACTTCGGCCGGCGTATTCTTTTATTGCACTACCACACGCAGATTTTTATATCTGATGCGTAGTGACGCTAATTTTGCCTGGGGTGTGCCCGGTGGTAAAATAGAAGAAAATGAGACATTACTAGAAGGTTTGCAAAGAGAGTGTATGGAAGAAATTAATTTTTGGCCTACAAGTCCAAAATTAGTTCCTATACAGATGTTTGTTAACAATAGTTTTACATATCACACTTTTTTCTGTGCCGTAGAAGAAGAATTTGTACCGACTCTAAATGATGAACATGTAGGCTATGCTTGGATCGGGCACGATCAACATCCTAAGCCAATGCATCCGGGCTTGTTCAGTACAATCAACATCGACATAGTTAAAGAAAAACTTAAAAACCTTACTGAAAATAAAAACGGGGCCTAAGCCCCGTTTTTACATCATGTAGTATTTTTTACATACTACCCATGATTGTCTTGAATGCTTCAACACCGGTAGCACCTAATACTGCTGCTGCTCCCATTAGCATCCATTTTATCTTTTCCATACTATTCAACTTTTCTGCTAATTCATCATGAGATTGTTTGTTACTATCCTGAAATTCTTTTAGAATAGTTTTAGTCTCATCCATGTTCCTGTCTAGACAGTCATGAAGGTCCTTGACCTCACTCTTGAGTTCGTCTACTTTCTCATCAATCACATTGATGCGAACCTGAAGAACCGCGATTTCAGTCTCGGCTTGCTCCACTCTTTTTGCTGCATTAACAGTTGCCATGATTTATTAGCCTGCGTTGATAGTAACGATTGGGTATGGTTGACCGCCATAAGTGTTGGCAGCATAAGCGGTATTGAATGTACCGAATGCTGGTGAACTGTTGTTGATGTTTGCAGTCAAATTAGGATCAGCACTGATACCTGAATTTGCTGTGAACAATTCGACAGTATGATCACTTAATGACTGAACACGAACCGTTGCTGCGTTAGCATAAGTTGCGATGATGCTCATAGTGCCTGGATACAATGCTGCGTTAGCAAGGTTTGCTGTGTAGCAAGCACCTACTAATCCGCTTGTTGCGCCTTGTACTAGATACTTCTGCTTACCCTTCTGACGGACGATGAAACCTGCTTCGTTCTGTGCATATTCAAATGCTACATCAGTTACATTGGCCGCAGCGTTTGCTGCGAATGTTGCGAATGTTGCGTTTGCGTTTGCGATATCATCAACGATGCCTAAGAATACACCATCAGTAGTTGCTACAGCCATACCATCTGCTAATGTGTTAGCAAGATCAGTACCTACACCATTGATATTAGGACTGTCATCGGCTACTGTAATAGTACCAACGCCGTTCTGTGCGATTGCTACACGGCATAGCACTTGTGAACCATAGATTGCTGTATTGCCACCAACAACGCTATATGTGTTTGCGTTAGTTGCTGGGTAACCTGCACCACCATTTGGATTGTTGAAATATGCATCAACAACACCAACTGTTGCTGCTACTGTTACAGGACCTGCATCTGCTAATGTGAATGCAGTATATGTTGGATTTGCTGACAACTGTGTTGCTGAGACTGTGAATGTGCTGTTTGCACCAGCATTCACAACCTGTAGAATCCAATAAGTAGTACCGGCAACTAGATTACCTACGTTGCTTGCTGGAATGAATGGCATGCCGGCAATGATACCTAGGTTTGTGAAGTTTGCGTTAGTAGTTACTAATCCTGTTGCGGCTGTAGTATCAGTGATTGTGACAACAGCCTGTGCTTTTGCGATTTTAAGTGGACGACCCATTGTTTTGTTCTCCTATAATGCCGGGTTCTAGCCGGTACGCGGCGGGGACCGCATAAACTCTCACCATGAGAGTATATGATATATTTATCAAAAAAGTCTATTTTTTTGCGCTGAATTATTCGCCGATGGCTGCGCCAAGATCGGTAACTGAAAATATACCGGTGCCACTCACAGCAATATATGCTATGTAATTGCCTTCGCCTACGATGAAACTATTATTAACAGTATTTGCTGGAATGATCTCACATGCTGTGAGATTTGCTGTGACCGAACTATTACCTACTGCTACGGCGATTGCGCTAGTAGTTGTGGAAATACGAACCTTATCAGTAGTTGCTACTGCTGTAAGTTGACTTGATCCGCTTGGTGTATAGATTGCTGCTGCCATGTTCGTTGTCCTATAGTGTATTTATCTAAGGAATATTTTTCCAAGTTAGTCCAGGACCGAATGTAAAATTACCTTGAGTTTCTCCTTCAGTTACTGGCAATGTGAGTGTATTATATATCACTCTTCGTTCACCCCCCATCAAACTATTAACATCAGACCAATCGATTGAAGTAGCAGTAGAAGGATCTGGTCCCTGATAAAATGTACTTTCTGGTTGTAATGTTAAAGACTGCATCCAGTTTCTAACATCAGCATATGTCCATGAACGATTTACTTGCATTTGTGTGGCTATCATTCCTGCAACTACCGGACATGCAGCACTAGTGCCGCCGAAAGAAGTATCATAATAGATAGGTTGGCTAACTGCGGCATTTTGACCTACCTGTACATCAAAAATACCTGAACCTTCAGTAAATGTTAATTCAAATACCATATTAGGGCTACCTACTACTCCTGTGGTAGCATTGGTTCCTTCCCAACGGATTCTATATGTTCTATTAGGTGCAAGTCCAGACGAGCCGTGATAAATTCTTTGACATGAAAAATCAAAACCGCTAGAGGCTCTACTACCTGAAAAACAACACGCCAGTGCAGGCTCTGACGTACTACAATTATTTGTAGTGCTAGGGTTAATATTCTCAGATGTTTTAAAAATAACATATCCATTAGTGCCTACATACAAGGTAGTTACCGGAACATCAACATATAATATTGAGAAAGGTAGATTGATAGTCCAATAACCGTTATCATTATTTCCTGATGTCGGAGTAGGGAAAGGACCAGAAAGTCCTGCAGGACCTAGAATATTGTTGGTGATCAGAGTACATGAGGCGCTAGGTGGTTCTACTGGACTGCTACCAAAAGTTGTTAATCTATATCCTGAATTAGACATAGCAGTGAAATTATTCGCACCTAGAAGTTGAGAGAACGCGATTGATAGTGATACTTGCCCAAAATTTACACCAGGACCATATGAATCTACTCTACGGTAGTTGGGCGAGTAATTATTATTACAAGTAAGAGTTTCATCAGCAGGTGCATAGATATCTGTACTATCACCCATCACACTGTAATCAACTTTTTGTTCTTTACCATTATTAAAATTAAGTCGTGCATCCAATGCGCCAACTGATATGACAGGATAAACAATTGTAGGTCCTACTGCAAATTTCCCTATCTGTTGCGGGAATCCTCTACGGCTTGTAGTATTATAACATTCATTACCAAATGCTTCATGTTTAGAAGCACTAAGTGGAGTATTCGTAGTTATTGCCCAGTAATTATTAAAATCGGGACTTGTACTCTTGACGATCTTTTGATTACTGTTTCCAGCAGCAGCGACAAAAATAACACCAGAATTTACTAATTCTTCACCGGCTACAGTCATGCTATTTTCTACCATCTCTCCTATGCATCGATTAGCATCCCCGTATAATCCTATCCATCGCATGAACTCGGGTTTTGTTCCTGAATAACTCACACCCCCTGCGCCTGATGTTCCTTGTCTAAAATAATACCATCCAGTACTGGCTGTTTGCGCTCTCCATCCCCAACTATTACTGGCTACTGTGGGATCTTTGGTTCCATATTTAGGATTTATTGGTTTATACTGATGAAAGATTTTTAAAATATCGAAATATATTTCAACATCGGTACCATAAAATCCTAGGCTGTCAATAGTCCATTTATTTGCATTATAAGCCCACCCATATGTTCTACCGAAAGTTAGTCCTGAACATGCTGTCCCGTGATTCGCACTACTTATGGGTTTAGTAGAATAATTACCGCATGCTGATTCTCTAGTGTACCAGCCCGGGACTGCTATATTACCGAATGCTGCGAACTGCGGTGATCGGTTGGAACTGTTTTGCCACCATGCTAAGGCTGCAGCACTTTTTGGTACTACCGTGCCGTCAAATCTAGTTTCTAACCTGCTAGCAGGGTTCGCATTAAACCAATCTGGATCAATATAATATGGACTGTCTAAAACTAAATCTAATAATCCGCAAGTACCAGTGCTTGATAATTTATTTCCAGGGGCATAATCTACTGGACCATTACCGGTGTAATTAAACTCGACATGTCCATACCAAGTAGCTTCATCTGAAACTACTACATCTACATCATATCCTGTTCCTGTCTTTTGAATATTACTATCAATTACTTGTAGAGAATTTCCCAATGATTGCCAAGGATTAGAATATTGACTGCATCTTAATAATTGATACCCTGCTCTATTTAAATCAGTACTGTTTGGAGTGCTAGGCATATTATTAGGCACAGCATAATTTTTAACTGCCTGTGAATATCTAGGGGTGAAATGAAGTTCTTCAGCAGGAGGTCTAAACTGATCTCTATATGTCACTAAGTCTAAGTTTACAAATCTAACATCAGGATGATTTCTCATCTGCTCTGCTTCTTCATCTGTCAACAAGTAAACTGCTCTAGTAGGACTATGATCTTTAGTATCTACTACTTCAACAGGTCTGCTAGGAATATTATCTTCAAGTGTACCATCTTGTATTAATATCTGATGAACATGCTCCCAACCTTCAGGAGTGTTACAACCTACCACATAAACTTTCTTTTCGCTCATATTCTACCGACCATGACTTCTACATAACCTTCGCCATTATCATTTTTATTTTCTATGGCTTTACCTATTACTGAACCTAATTTAGGTGTCATAATTGCAGTTTTTGCATATCCTTGTCCTGCGCTGACTAACATATCTCCTTTGCTTACCCACCCTCTGACTTTTACTTTTATTCTACCGATCAACGCTACTAACACAGGAAACTCTGCATCTATCGCACCATTTAGCGCATATGCCGGATCATGTGACACAACACCGGCTAATTTAGTGCTCTCGACACTTGCTAATGTAACTTCTTTATCGCCACTAAATTCTAAAACTGTTCCTGGAATATATTGCTTGTCTGCTGAATAATATTCTGCTATGTCTGCAAAAGACGAGATAATACGATCATTCATTGAACATTATCCTATACGCCAATTGGTGCCGTCGCTATAGACAGGTACTGTGTTAGAACCTCCGCCGCTTACTACTGCCCCGAAATTGCCTGACGCTACAAGATTGCCATCGCTGACAAATGCTTTACGACCGGCTGTAGTCGCGGCTGGTAAATTTGAAAATGTTACTACGCTTAATGTGACGAAAGGCACAGATAATATATTAGTAGTAGTATTGAAATTGAATGTTGGATCTCCGTCCAACGCTCCGCCGTTATTGAATTGAACTTCAGTATTACTACCACCTGCAGGTAGTGCTTCACCACCACCGCCTACTACAACAACATTACCTGCCAATGCGCTACTGAATGTCAATGTCAATGCATTGGCATTATTATATGTGATGTTAGGAAAATCATAAGTGCCTACCATCGAAACATTGTTTGGATATACAGGTGTAACACTTAAGTATTTTTCAGCAAGATTATGTACTACCGTCCATGTAGTGCTAGGAGATGATTGTGTATGTGTATAATATCCAGCAATATTACTGCTGCCTATGACCGCTACATTACCTGCTTGAGCCGAATTAAATGTCAATGTCAAAGAATTGGCATTAGTATAACTGATATTAGGACCATCATACTTTCCGTACCACGACAAATCCGCAGTGCTTGCAGGTGCGACTGCGACAAATTGTGAATTTAGATTGTGATTTACAGTCCAGGTAGTGCTTGCTGCACCCTGATTATGTAGATAATACCCTTCACTGTTTGCGCTATCGCCGGCAATAGCAACATAACCCGTGAGCGATGAACTGAATGTTAGTGTTACAGTATTAGCGTTATTGTATACTATATTAGGAAAATCGTAACGACCAACCATTGATTCGCTATTTGCAAATACAGGATTTACAGCAACATATTTCGTGTTAAGATTATGGTTGATGACCCAAGTTGAACTCGGTGAATTCTGTGTATATAGGTAGTATCCTACAGCCTCACTATCAGTAGCAGCGTTTGCCCAATAAAGATTGCCTAATCCATCAGTTGACAATACTTGTGTAGGGTTACCGCCGCTTATATAAACATTAGCATTTGAACCTAGATTTGAATTACCATTAACTGTCAAACCTGCAGTAGTTAAATTACCTACGCTGGTTATGTTAGGTTGTGATGAAGACGTAGATGTAAATACACCATTGATTAAGTTCGCATTAACACGATTAGCGCCGATCGTACCGCTGTTAGCATAAATGTTTGCTACTGTTGTAGCATTACCTAATGTAAGATTTTTGTTGGTGTAATCATATAAAAATACAGAGTCACCGGCAAAGTCTGCCCCTGAATTATATTGTACACTTAAATTTGATCCGCCGGGCTCACCACCGTTAGCAGATACAGTATTGAATATTAAGATACCTGTGTTAGTAGGATAAGTTCCATATGTTGAACTATTAACGGGAATCAATAATGCTGAATCTTGATATAAATCATATAATTGAATATTACCCGCAACTGGTTTTAAGAAGAAATTGTCACCGTTTAAATTATTAGCATATGTTCCTTGACTATTGCTAATTAAATTGATAGTGACTTCCGCACCTTGATCGAAGGGATATGAACTCTGTAATGTTATTCTTGCGGCAGAACTTGCTGATATAGTGTTTATATTCTGTATTACCGTGCCTTTAGGAGTCCAACTTAGTGCTCCTGAACCATCTGTAGTCAATACATAACCTATAGCGCCGCCACCTATATATAAGTTATCTATATTTCCGAGATGTATAGGAGTGCTAGTCCAATATATTGAGTTTGCTGCGTCTGCGGCGTTGCCGCCTGCATTTACCCAGTATCCATTACCATTAAAAACTAGTACTTGACCATTGGCTACATTGGCTTCTATGTCGAGATTACCTATAGCACCGTCTATCTGACTGAATGCTATCTCGCTATAGGCAGTAAGGACTTCCACATTTTCTGTGGCTCCTATTGTTTTTCCTATGAAAAGGAGTTTCTGATCGCTTGCAAAACCGAATTCCGCTTCGTCAAGTTGTGGAAGATCGACTAAATCACCTGAACGCTGCTGGATTTTGGAAATCTGTATAATAGACATAGTTGTACATTTACCAAGTAGTACAACTATTTATGCTATTAGGTCATATGAACTGCTTATAATATTGTTCGATCCTGCTATACCAGAGGTCTGTATACTTGTCGAATTCTGACCCTTCTACTATGAATTCCTGATATTGATTGTCTGCGCTGCACATGAAAACTACGCCCTTGCGTATCTTAGTACCAAAGACTTCGTTATGCGCTAATGCATATGCGGCTAACTGCAAGAAATAGTCATCGATCCATTCACGCTTTTTAGGCTTGTTTGTCTGCTTATGGTCCATGATGCATTCGATGTTATCATGCACTCCTACGAGGTCCGTAGTTCCTGCATAGACTTCGGGGAAGTAAAGGCTGACTTCTGTGCCCCAAAATTCCTGACATTTGCTCAGACCTTTGTCTATGATGGTCTGTGCCATCTGATGACTCTGTATGCTATAAGGATTCGTTCCCGGCTGCCCTGTATCACCGGTCTTGACATGATTCTCAAGCCACTTGTGCATGCGGGTACCGCGACCTGCAGCCTCAGTAGTAATCTGCTTGGCCTTCTCTTCGCCTACTCTTTTACGCCACTCTTGTAATGCCTTCTTCTTTTCTTCAGGCTTAGTGGCATCTAAGATAGTAGTGACGCTAGGAACTGCGTGACCATCCGGGGTCATGTATTTTCTTGACCCGTTGACTGTTTCTCTTTTTAGTTCTTTATAGGGGAACTTGTTAGGTAAGTAAATCAAACTGTAAAACTCTCGCCGCAGCCGCATCTTGCTGATTCATTAGGATTGATGAACTCGAATTTCTCATTCAATCCTTGCTTGATGTAATCAACAGTAGTACCATTGACATATGGGTATGCGTCTTTAGTTACCCATACATATAGGTTATCGTGAATAGATAGCATGTCTTCGCTTTTCCATTCATCGGCGAATTCGATCTTATAAGAATAACCGTTACAGCCTGTCTTAGTTATTCCCAATCTTATACCTAACCCGCTTCCTCTTTGCTCTAATTGCTCAAGAAACCTTTTCTTGGCAGTATCGGTCAGTTTAATCATATATGTAATTATACATCATGCTTGCATAAAAACTAAAGACATTTGGTCAAGTGAATTGAAATTTAAATCCTTTATTCGACAACCAGTAGTTTATTTCTCTGTAATGTTGTGGACCGCATCGCTCTAAATATCTTTTATGTAATCCAAACATTCTGACATTTTCGTTTATGTTCAATATACTTTGCGTACTATTAAATAAGTAGCCTGATGATATTAATTTTTGCTCTTCATCAAAACTTTCAGGGAATAAAGTATGATTGAATACAGGACTACCATTTTTCATTGTGTTGATCCCTGGTTGAATCAAATCATTGCACACCAATGAATAATATAAGAATTCACTAGGACAGGTTATTTCTTTAATATCATTTTCATCTTTATAAAAGAGTAAATCTTGAAAAATTGTGTTTAGATTTATGCGGTCTACTAGAGTTTTATAATCAATTTTAAATGGTGTTCCTGGTACTAGAAACAATTTAGGTATTTCTTTTAAACCTAATCTGTCAGCATATATGTTTATAGTGGGGTTCCAACCTTTAGTAGCCATAGGTCTTACTAAAAAATCTTTATCTTGTTCAAGAATTTCTGCATTATCTTCTTGTACTTCTAAATATCCGGATCCGATAAGATCATCAAATAGATGAAAATCAAATTCTTGTATCAAAAAGTTTTTAGCATCTAATAATATATAATCGTCCTGTATGATCTTACTTGCAAGTAATTTCAGTACCTGTTGAGTAGCCCAGCCCCTAGTAGTTCTTATTAAAGGATCATTACTAAGATATCTCCTAGGTATAATATAAAGTTCATGATGTTCATAATATCTTTTTATGTAATCATACCATCCATGAACATCTACATCTTCTTCGTTTACTATCACCCAGTGCCGACATGGTTTACAGTAATTTTGCAAACTTTCTGCTTGCAGTCTCAATAAATGTTGTTCTAAATTATATGTTATAGTTACTAAATTTATCATTTGATATTCCATCGTGTTTTCATCAAGGCTCTGTATTTTTCTGCAAGATACACTTGTCCAATTGGTTTAGTATGATAGCCTGGATCTTTCATATCTTCGGAATCTAATTTATATTCAGGTTTAGTATGAGTCACACATGGACAAAATTCAGAATCAGTGACATAATATTTTTTAGGTAATAAAGGCATTTTTTCATTTCCCTGCCACAATGATAATGTAGGAATTAATACAAATGGGATTTCGTTTTTTACAAGTTCCAGACACCCTTGTTCTATGATCCATTTATCCTGTTGTTTTTTCCATCCTGAATCATATAGATATGAAACATAATCTTTTACTGCTTGTTGTGCTTCATGAGTGATAGCATTTTTTCTTCTATATGCATGATCCCAATTATGTACTAAACTATTATAATTTTCACAAATCAATGCGGGATTTTTTGCATGTTTATGATTGATATTATCATATCCCCTATTAGGATCATACAAGGAAGGAGACCTTGTTATAAAATCTAATGTTTGCCATATTACATTTGACCAGTCTACTTTTAAATTAGAAATAGGAATCTCGGTTCTGTCATAAAAAGTCGGAATGATTATTGCAAAATTTGGTTTTTGTTTGATGACCTCTTCTATTTGCAACCGTATACCACCATTACTGCACCCTGCATATGCAAGGTTAACCAAATCCCAGTCTAACATCTTAGCCAATACTTCGCTAAAACTGGTTTCCTTATATTCTAGTGCTACTGTGGTGGCAGAAAAACTGCATCCACATACCATCAATTTCTTTCTAGTCATGTGGATATTTAATATATCTGTGCAGATTAAAAATTATTTCATGGCATTTTGTGCCATTTTATCAACTACTTCTTTACCTTGTTCCGGCGGAGGAGGAGGTTCCGTTTTTTGTGTGGGTGTTAATCCCTTAAATACTACCTCATCCCCTTGTATATTTGAAATTACAGTATTCAACGGTCTTTTTTGTATCATACCATAAAGATCATCATTGCTTAACACCAGTTGACCATCTGAAACTTTTCTAAAAAAGTCCTTTAATTGTTGCACTGTAATGTTTTGCTTTATGTCGCCCTTATCCAAGGCTGACTTCAGTTGATCTGTCGCTGCGATCAACCTTACAAGTTGAGGATCAGTGGCTAGTTCAAAGAGGCGCATTAATTACCTCTTTTCTCTGCCGACCCCACCTTCTGGACCTGCTTCTGGTTCTTCTTCTGGCATCTCAGGACCGACTTCTGCATCTAGTTCTGCGCCCATCATTTCTTCGCCGCCGGCTGCATCAGGTTGTGTTGCTATGTCTGTCACAGCCATCTCTTCACCGCCCGCTGGTGCTGCACCTAGTGCTGCCATATCACCTTGACCAGTCATAGCATTCATGGCAGTTTGCAATGATTGCTTGCTTTGGCTCAATGTCTGATTCAATGTAGTCAATGATTCACTTGCTGCTTGATTAAATGCTGTTGATTCGTTAACACCGATCTCACTTTGGATGCTATCAGTCAATGCAGGTAATTCCTTAACAAGCATGTCATTGACTTCTTCAATCATCTTCTGAAGGCTATTGATCATGTCTTGTGCTGCGAGGATAACCTGTGACTTTTCAACTTCTTGGTTCTCTACAACGATCTTGGCTTCTTTAGTTGACTTGTAATGCTCAGTCAATGCCTGTGACATGAATACAAGTTTCATGAATGCAGGTTGTGTCTGATTCTTATAGAAATCAGGCTGTGCCTTTGCCTCCTTGATAAGTCCATATACTCTTTCAAGCATAGACTTAGTTTGGGCTCGGCTTAGTTTAGTGACATCGAAACCGACATCAAAATTCTCTTTTAGTGCTTTTAAGGCAACATGCTTTTTGTCAAAATCGTTTAGTTTCATGGTGTTAATTCCATTATTAATAGATGTATTTATCAGAATCCTATGACTTTGCGTCCTGGTATTCTTTATACTTGTTGGTCTGTATATACTTAGAGACAGATAGATATTGCTCTAGTTCCTGTAGAAACTTGCGTTTCTTGAGTTTTTCTTCATTTAGTTTAGCGACATATATAAACTTGTCAGGGACAGAGGACTTCTTTACCATCTTTTCATGCTGTGCTATATTGACATTCAAAGACCCTATGCATCTGTCTAATTCGCATAGTCGTTTAGTTTCCTTATCTTTACGATTCTTATCAAATACACAGTATGTCACTGCGTATCTTAGGTTGGAAAATTCTATAGGTAAAACATATGGATCATTTATATATGACACATAATATAACTCACCTGTTTTAGCGATCAAATATGTACCGAATATATTATAACTTCCATCGTCTTCTTGTACGATGAATAGTTCTTTTATATCTTTATAAATGTTATGTTTATTCATACTAATATTTAGCAAAAAAGATGTTCCTAGTTTCAGAAGTTATATCAAGCATATCGCCCGCTTTAGCCCATTGCGTGTCGCATCGTATCATGGGCACACCCTGACAATCTTTATAGAGTGCGCCCAATTCTATAATACCATCTTCAAAAACGCTGCTATGTTGTATCTCAAAATCAAAAGTCCATACAGGTACATTTTTACTTTTAAAAGTATAACCAAAATACTCAATATCATTTAGATCCATCAACTTCATCTGGGGATCCTTAGTAACATCCGGCTGGGCTCTTAAAGATATAACCTGTAATATAGTATCAAAGTTACACTGAGTGTTGCGCTTCCTAAACCAGTCATTATTATCAGTCACCTCAGTGCCTGGCCTAGCACGGTTCAACACCCCTGTTTTAGTGATGTCGAACAATGTATAACATGATAGTCTTTGACTCATCCTGTATTTACAGCCACAAAAAAGCCCGAGAATAAATCTCGGGCCCTTTGTTGTTTAACTTAAACTAACTATTAGTTAGTGAAAGTTGCTGAGGCTGCGATTGATACTGCTTCGCCTGCTGCTGAAGTGATAGCAGCATCTAAAGTACCAGTGCCAGTTGCTGTTACATCGCCCCATGCGCCTGTTGGGTACATGGCAACTGCTAATGTGTCATTAGTGTCAGTTGTGAACTCATAGATGTAAACTGTTGCTAACTGCTGAATTGCCTGGATAGTTGCATTAACCTGTGCACCAGTTGTACCTGTGCCAGTGAAAGTTACTGTGAAGTACTCTAACTTTGGGCCTTGTGGCTGTACAGTTAGACCTGAAGAAACAGCGTTAACGCCAGTGTTTGTGTAGTCTGGTTGGTCAAGCCACATAACTGGCTTAAGATCACCATTAACTCTTGTAAATTGTGCCATTTTAAAATCTCCTAATGTTGTGAACCCTTAAGGCTCATACTATTATTTATTCCTTAGGAGAAAAAAGTTGGTTTTGGCTAGCGTTGGCCAGCAAGATTTTGGGCACTAAATCCCATACGGTCTACGAATTTTAGACCCTGACTAACAAACCCTTCTTGGCTTTGCTTGCCTGATTGTAGATAGCCCTTGACAGGACTCTGCTCTGCTGCTGCCGCTAACTGATCTACTACACTTTGTTTTAGTGCATAGACAGCAGCCCATATAGTGAATAATCCAACTATACCTGCTTTATTAGCATTGATATGATCTGTCAACTTTTGCTTCATGCTAGGAGTCATCGGTCTGCTCTCAAAATAGTCCATGAACTTCTCGCTCATGTTGCTGACATCTCCTGCAACGATCTGTTTATTGATGAAGGTCGTGAATAACTGATTGAATGTGTTTCTTGCTTGAGGTGCTGTAGATAATAGTTTCTCTGCTGCTGCGCCATGTTTGCTTATAGCGTTCTCAGCGTTCTTGACCAACTTAGCATCTAACTTTACATTAGGTGTAGTAGGCATAGCACTAGGAACTATAGCGACATCACCATCATTTTTTAATTGTCCTATAGTACCATTTAATGGTTTAGCGTCATCGGTAGTTGCTGCTTCAGAATCTAGGTATTGGTGAACTGCTATACCCGCTTTCTTACCTGTGAGCAACTTACCTATGTCGCTATCGACATCAACAGTATATGCTATACCGTTAGGATTCGCCCTGAATTTATACAGGCCTTTTTCATCTTTGAGCGGACTGCCGAAGAGCAAGTCGCCCCAGTAGTACCCCTTTGTTCCTTCGCTTGCTTTTTGTAGACCTGACCATATATTTGTAATGATCCCATTAAGTTCAGCACGGTCAACCCCCCTCGCTTTATCGTAGTTTATGAAATCTTGCGGGCTATAAATCTTTCTACCTGTGCCATCAGACTTGTTGAACATGTGCTTATCCATGATGCTAAACTTAGCATCTGGACCATGGCCAAATATCAATGCGGGATAGCCGTCCCACTTGATAGTGATTGCTTTAGGATTTTTTGCTGTGGTAGCGATTGCTTGTAAAGCACGATTGGCACCCTTAGTGCCGTCTAGTACTATCAAGTCTTCAGGGTGATCTAGATGACCTTTAGCCTCTTGCAAAAGTCTTGCGTCGGCTTGTAGTCTTCTTAAGGATTCTCTCACATGTTGAAAGAATTCTGACTCACTACTAAAATTCATGATATTAGACTGGTTCTTTTTTGTCTTGAGTCTTACCCATATCACTTTGTGCAAATGCAATCATAGCGATATTCTGTAAGTCTTTAGCGATAGTACCACCTTTATAACTCTTGCCCATGTTGTCAAGAATTTTTTGTATCTGTGGCATTGCCGCAGTCAAGTCGATACCCTTCAAGAAATTCTTCATGAATGTATCGTTAAACCATGTACCTATATATGGCTTACCTGACGCTGCCGGGGCAGCCGGCGCATTTGCTGCTGGGGCTGCTGCTGGAGCCGCAGTAGGATTCGCTCCTGGTGGGACCTGTAGATTGTCAGGACCCTGTGGTGCCGCGGCTGGTTTCTTTCCAAAGAAGCCCTTGACTTTATCAAGTATTCCTTCGTTAGTGCTATTCTCTAATAATGTCTTAAACTTTGTGATGACTATGCTAGGATGATGTCCTGATTCAAGCACTTTCTGTCTAAACTTTTCTTCTGTGATCAACTTGACAAGGATCTGGAACATTCTCTCTTCTTGAATGCTTTTATTCTTGACACCCTTAGCATGTTGAGCCATGAACTGCTTGTGCAAGTCTTTGACATCATATCCGGCAGCATTTGCCTTGAGAATTCTGTCACCCACTCTTAATAGATAATCTTTGTTTAGGCTTACCTTACCTAGATCGGATGCAATCTCTTTAGCCATCTTGCTCTCAGGAGGAAGCGGCTTAGTGCCTGCGGGTTGTAATTGTCTCATTGCGCTAACGATCTTGTCTACATTCTGATCGATCTGTGGCTTAGCAACTCCCTGCTTTTGACCTGTAGCAATCGCTTGGTTACCGGGTGCTTGACCTTTCTTTACTGAAGCGGCGGCGCCTGCTGCTGATCCTGGGGCAGGGGCTGCGCCGGCCCCACCTTGCGCGCCTGCTGCGGGTGCTGCTCCCGGCGTACCTTGCGCGCCTGCTGCGGGTGCTGCTCCCGGCGTACCTTGCGCGCCTGCTGCCGGTTCTGCTGCATCTTGTGCACCTGCTGCGGGCGCTGCGCCCGAGGGGTTTAGGTCTACTATGCCCTGCTCTACAGCAGTCTTGATGCTATTAAGACCTCTAGTGACGAACTTCTTTACGAAAATGTCTTGTGTTAATTGATCTTCGCGGCTTAGGCCAGACTTTTTGCTACCTGCGATAGCGCCGGGAACACCTGCAGTATCCGGGGCACTGCTGCTGAATTCGCTACCGCGGCTAAATAAATTTTGAAACATATTAAGTTCATCAATTCTCATGGTTCTTCCTCAGTGTTCTAGAAAAACGATGTGTATCTTTAGACTTGATTGCCCCCAAAAGTTTCCTTTCAAGCACTTCTGCTTTTTCAGCACTATAGTGACGATTGATAAGTTCTATTAGGTTAATGGCGCTGGTTATGACATTATGGGCACGGCTTTCAATAACATGCCCTAAATCACGATTATTGCCTATGGCCTCTAACTCTTCTAAAAGGGTTTTAGTACGCTTTTCCATATAGATATTTATCTAGAAATGGATCTTTTATTTCTTTAATGAAGCCAGCAAACTCTTCAATTTTGCGCTCTGTACATCAGCAGTAACCTTATTTTGCTCGGGTTCTACTGTCTGTTCTATAGCCTGATTGACAGCCCCTACTTGGCTTGTGGCCTTGACTTGACTCAAAAGTTGTGTCCCTGAGGGCTGTGGTTTATAGCCAGTATCTTCCCCTTCGTCTGTGATGCGCAAGGTATCGACATCAAATTTGAGTTCGATCTTTTGGCCCACACCCGAACTGCTACGGGTCTTCATCATTTGAATCTGATAAAGTCCACGCTCACGCATACTCCTGCTAGTAAAGATACCAAAAACATTGTCCGCAGTATTAATCTTACTAATACCACCTGAGATATGGCTGTGATCAAACTCAATCTCTTCAACGGCTGATCTGTTAAGTTGACTTGCTGTGACGAATAAGACATTTAATTCCTTTGCTAGATTACGCAATTCTTCTGATACATATTTGTCCTTGACGAACAAATCGCTAGGACTGACTTTAGCACTGACCGGCATGATCAAGTCAAGATAATCGATACATAAGAAATCTACCTTCATACCTGTCTGTATCTGTAATTCTTTGACATATGCTCTGATATCATTAACATTGCTTTGTGCAGGCATATATTTGATGCGTAATTGTCCTGCTTTCTTTGCCACCATCTTGACCTTCATCTCGACATTATCGATGTCTTTGAAAATCTCACGGCTGCTTGTGTCAGTCATCATGCTATCGATACGCATACTACATAGACCTTCGCTCAATTCAAGTGTCACATAGACACCGCTGAGTCCATTCTGCACCCAGTTGACTGCTAAGTTCTGCATGATCAAGCTCTTACCAGAACCCGATCCACCTGCAAAGATTTGTAGTTCGCCGCGATTGAAACCACCATACAACTTTTGATCAAGTGTAGGCCAGCCTGTGCTGTTCTGTCCATTATTACTTTTCAGTGCCATAAGTCTTGCTCGTGGATCAGCAAAGTAATCTGTGCCCATGTCCTTCTGTAGACTGATCTGAACAGCATCTTTGATCAGTTTCTCTACAGGTCCATACTCGCCCTTCTCAAGATGATCAGCACTCTTAAGAATAGCCCTCTCAAGTTCTTGTCGT